CTGGAGCAGAATTTATTGACAAGGCACCCAACGGAAAGTTTGATGAGAAAGTAAGAAATGCAATTAATGTGTTGAGATGGATCGAAGCAGTAAATAAAAAGCATCCTATCTCAAATGTTTTCTGGGGATATAGAGCAAAACCGCCTGGAGTCAGGACAAATCACCCCGGAGATATTTTTCTTCAATTCCAAAATGGAGGGATGCTTGGGGTTAGTTTGAAGGCCGGAGGCACTAATACCGACGAACCAAAACTAAACACTTATGTGAAAAAGATTTATGAGTCTTATGGGGAAGCAAGAAAATTTGATGGGCTGAAAGATAAACTTTGGCCTCAGTACATGCAGATTCCTGGAATTACTGAGCAGGACAAAACAAAATGGGGCAAGAAAGAACTTGCTGATAAGACATATGCTTTTGAACAATCAAATCCAGAAGAATATGATTCTCTATATGATCAAAATCTTTTGATTATTAAGCAAGAACTTACTAGTCTTTTGAATAGTAATATGCAAAAAACAAAGAAGTGGTTGCTTGAGAACCTTTCAAATCAGGATAGAGAGGTTCCTTTAGTTGTTGTCAAGACTACTTCTATTACTGCGAGAAGAGACAAGTCTAGTGATCTATTGACAGAAGCATTGGCTTCAGTTAGGAGTATAGTTGCATCACCAAATCCTAAATCTGGAACCTCAAAACAAGGTTGGCACATGACATTAAGTGATGGATCTGTCTTAGAACTTGATTTTACTACTAGAACTAACAAAGTTGGGTCTCTTCACAAGATGGGACAGTTCGCAAACCTTGCAGTTAAGTTCAATAAGGTAAAGGCGGCCCGATAAATAAAGTGGCCACAACCCCACATTATGTTTCCTATAGGTGCTATACTAGCCATATGAAAACGTTCCAGTCCTTCATGACTCGTTTTGTTTCTGCTCCGACCGCGCAAGTCACCGAGCATGTTACCGAGCAAGTCACCGAGCAAGTACGCTACAGCGATCAACTCACAGTCGGTTTTGGACGGTTCAATCCCCCAACTGTAGGTCACGAACTGCTTCTTGACAAGATTCAAGAGACGGCTGACGGTGGCGAGTATCATATTTACCCCTCTCAATCACAAGATTCTAAAAAAAATCCACTAGATTTTGACACTAAGGTCTCTTACATGCGTAAGATGTACCCCGAACATGCCTCTCATATCGTAAAGAACAGCGATATGAAGACTATCTTTGATGTTTTGCAGTCTGCATATACTAAAGGTTATACCACGATCAAGCTTGTAGTTGGTGAGGACCGTAAGGCAGAGTTTGCTAATCTTGTAGAGAAGTACAACGGTTCTTTGTACTCATTTGAGTCCATTGAGGTTGTTTCTGCAGGCAAACGTGATCCAGACTCTGATGGTGTAGAGGGTATGTCTGCATCAAAACTCCGTCAAGCTGCCTATGAAGGTGACTATAAGACCTTTCGTGAGGGTATTTCTGCCTCTCTGAGTGATCGTGATACTAAAAAACTCTACGATCATGTTCGTAAAGTGATTGGTGCAGAAGATGTTAAGGGTCTCTGGGAGATTGCTCCTAAGTTTGATTGGAAAGGATTGCGTGACAATTTTGTGAATGGTGATCTCTTTCAAGTTGGTGCGTTAGTTGAGAGTTTGAATACTGGGATGATTGGAAAAGTCATTCGTAGAGGTGCAAACCATATTATTTGCCTCACAAAAGAAGGATATTTGTTTAAATCATGGGCTAGAGACCTCAATGAGGTAAATGAAATTGGAACAGACTCATATCGAGAATATATTCAAAGAATGACTCCGAGAGAGAAGGTGCAGTCCTTCATAAATAAAAGTATAAAAAAGCGTAAATCCGCCAAAAGTTGAGAACAATGAAGAAATCATTCTTTGAGGACCTGCCAGCCAGAAAGAAACCCGCTCATGTTCCTGCCGATGGAACTCCTGATGGTGTAGACAGTAATGAGGGTGGTGTAGATGCAAAGAAAGTAAGACAGGCAGTATATGACATTCGATATCGCGCTAAGCGTGAAGATGTTGAATTAGAACTGGCAATGTCTCAATACTTTAGCAACACTACCATGACTACTCCTGAGAAGGATGCGGTCAAGGCTAAGTTGTTTGGTGAGGGATATGGTCTAATTTCTCAACAGATTTGGTCCGATACTCTGGAGGAGAGAGCAAAGGGAACAGGTAGAGATAGAAAGTATCGTATTCGTGTAACGGATAAAGTTTCTGGTAGAAAATATGCTCGGTGGGCTAATAGAGAAAAGATCTCTAAGTTGAGATCAAATCCCTCTATCGGTGCTCAAGGTGTTGAGATGTCTGATGCTGGTAAGGCATATGAGGGTGATGACGATGATGCAGGAAAGACTAAAGAAGCACCAAAGGCTAAAAAAGACAACAAGAAACCTACCAAAAAAGAGGATCCAAAGATGAAAAAAGAAGAGTATCTTGACGAAATGGGTAAGCGCGACCAGAGTATTCGTGATAGAATTGCGATGTTCAAAAAAGGTAACATAGAACATACTCCACCCAAAAACTGGGATCCCGATGCCAATCGTGGTAAAGGTGCTACCGTAAGTCCTAAGCAAGCAGAGAAGCGTCGTCGTAAAGCACTTCGTAGTGAAGAAGTCATTGATGAAGATTCACGTCGTATGAGCAATAAGCAACATACTGCTCGTGTAAGATCCAACATTAAGTCCTTTGGAAGTAACTATACTCCTCCTAGCAACTATGACCCTGATGCTAATCGTGGTCAAGGAGAAGTTCTTACTCGTAAGCAGATTGAGAAGAAACGTCGTAAGGCACTGCGCTCAGAAGAGGCAAAAGCCAAGCGTTGGTGGGATGATGATGGTGACGGCAAGGGTTATGAACCTGGTGAAGTAGATGGTAAGTTCCCTGATAAGGATGGGAGCAAGAAAAAGAAAAAGCACACCAAGAAAGAAGAATCCCAGTTCTCTAACTGGAGAGAAATCTTCATGGAGGAGATGGGAGATAAAATTGATAAGGTTACTGAGAAAAAAGTTAATAATAAAATTACTATTAATCCTGAACAAGGGAAGCAATAACCTATATACATAGGAGTTCTTCCTAGTATCATGCTATCATTTCTTCTTCCACTAGCATCAAAAATTATTACTGATGCTGTCGCTAAGATTCCCGACAACGAGGAGCTTGGCGAAAAACTGATTGAAATTTGCTTGATGATTCTTGGTAAAGCAGTGCAACTTACTAAGACTGAAATGGATGATCAACTTTTAGAAGCAGTTTCTGCTGCTATTAGAGCAAGGGAATGAGTTAAATATTCTACCTTATAAATATCATTATACAAAAGTTTAATTTACAGGGCAGCAGCTATGGCTCTATGGGGTAATAACGACAACATTGGAATTGCGTCTATCAACGCTCTAGTGGAAACAGCCGCTGGAGTCGTAAGCGTCACCTCTGCCGGGGTCGTTAGCGGCAGTGTAGGCGTCCACACCTTTACTAATCTAGAGGCTGGAGACGTAATCACTGTTGGTCAAGGTCAAACCGGTGGATTTGGGGTGATTGTTTCAATCGCTTCCAGCACTTCTATGACAATCTCAACCACTGCCATTGATAATGGCAACTGGGATGCTGGAAATGATTATGATACCAGTTATATGATTTTTAGCGAGCAACCAATCTCTGCTGAATTTGATCCTGCATTTGCACCATCTTCATCCAATGCTCAACGTGGATATACCTCACTAGTATATGGAATTTCTGAGGACACTCTAGGAACAACTGGAGATGGTTCAGATACCGGTAGAACTGGTGTAGGTGGTCAACTTCTAAATGCCGTAGCTCACGCTGGATGGGTTGGCGTTACAACCTATCTTGACTGGGAAGGTAATCTAAGAACGAAAGCCGAAGTCCTAGTTGCTGGATCTGGAATTCAAACTGGTAATAGAGCCTATCCTCCTGCATGATAAATGAAGTTTAATGAATTGAATGATAAGAATTATCTCCTTTTTGCAATTAAATATTATGATAATCCTCAGTCAGTAACTGAGGATGACTTCTATGACGATTTAAAAAGGTTTAAATATGTAAAAAGACTTTTTAAAAGGTATCAAACAACAGAGGTTCTAAAGATCAATTTGATCTTGAATCATTTAATCATTTTGTTTAATGTATTTGGTGAAGCGACAGTTCCTCTGTTGTTTTTTAAATTGGAAAAAGAACTTTGGCCTATAGTTAAAACGTTTTTGGTATTTCTTAATAGATTTCCAGAGTATCCAAGGTCTTCACTTAGTGATATTCCATTAGATCAAAAATGTTTGGAGGAATTAGATAGGATATGATGAATAAGAATAAGTTGGATAAAATAATTAATGGTATTCGTGAAGAAATGGCCATGTCTCTTGGTGGAGGCGGTGCCGGATATAAAGGAAGTGGACCCACTGATAGTGGAACCCCTACTGCAGGTTATGATCCTGCTTTGGGATATGATGGTAGAAAGAAAAAGTATAAAAGACTGAGTATGTTCTACAAGGACACTGTAAAATCAATTAAGAAAAATGTTCGGAAGAGTTCAGGTTCTTGAATCAAAGTTAGATATCTATGAGGAGCTCTCAAAAGAGATGCTCGATAAACTTGAACGTGCAGTCACGACTATCTCTGACAATAGCAATAAAATTGCTATTGTTTTGGAGCGTCACGAGAATCGTCTTGATGAAGGTGCAAAAGCGAATGAAGCAATCTTATCTCTTATTAAAAGAGTTGAGCATAACTTAGAAGACTTAGAGAAAAAAGTTGATCAACTCTCAAAATTTAGATGGACTGTTGCTGGTATTGGGATGTCTCTGGTAATTGCTTTACAAATCCCAAACATCTTGACAATTGGGCAAACTTCTTCTAGACTAGGTGGACAGACGGCTCCTCTAGTAAATGGATCTAATTGACAGTAAATTTATAGGTCTATTATCGCCGCGTTTAGATAAGTTCAAGAAAGTAAAGAACAGTCTCTATACTTTTAGATGTCCTCTATGTGGAGACTCAAAGAAGAATAAAAATAAGACGAGAGGATACCTCTATCAAGTAAAAACTAATACCAACTTCAAGTGCCATAACTGTGGCAGTAGCATGTCCTTCAATAATTTTATGAAGGAGCTTGATCCAATTCTACACAAGCAGTATACTATTGAAAAGTTTAAACGTGGTCATGCTGGTAAGAACTTCCCTACTCCAAAACCTGAGTTACATTTTGAGAGGCCTAAATTCAGGAGGAAAATCTTACTTCCTCTATGCAGTGAGGTGGAAGTTGCTAGAACCTATCTACAGGATCGTAAACTTGATCCCGAAAAGTTTTATTGGGCGGAAGACTTTAGTGAGTTTGTGCGATCTTTCAAGGAACTTCATGACAAAAATCTACGTCAAGAGCCTAGAATCGTCATTCCACTCTACTATGAAAAAGATCTGATAGGATTCCAAGGAAGATCTCTAAATTCTAAGTCGATTAAATATATCACCATTATGCTCACGGACAATGCACCAAAGATATATGGACTCGATACAATCAATGAGAAATTACCAATCTATGTGGTCGAAGGACCCTTTGACAGCACTTTCATTAGCAATAGCGTGGCTTTGTGTGGCAGTGATGGCGACATGGGTTGTCTTGAGGGAAGCGACCTTATTTTTGTTTACGATAACGAGCCCCGCAATAGAGAAATTGTTGCAAGGATTGAACGATGTATCAAACGAAATCAAAAAGTCGTCATCTGGCCAAAAGGAATAAATCAGAAGGATATAAATGATATGGTTTTATCTGGACATGATGTTCAATCTGTGATAGAATCAAATGTATATTCTGACCTAGAAGCACTACTCAAATTTAACACTTGGAAAAAAATATGACCAACGGAACAAAAGTAAAAAAGAGAAATGGTACAATTGAGCCTTTAGATTTAGAAAAAATGCATGTCATGGTTGAAGAAGCAACCAAAGGACTTGCTGGAGTCTCTGCTAGTCAAGTTGAAATTCAATCTGGAATTCAATTTTACGATGGTATTACTACAGCAGAGATTCAAGAAATTTTAATTAGATCTGCTGCGGATCTAATTGATCTCGATAATCCCAACTATCAATTTGTTTCTGCAAGACTACTTCTATTTGCTATTCGTAAACAAATCTATGGAAAGATCAGAGAGTTTCCAGATCTTTTAGAACACATTAATAACTGCATCAATATTGGTGTTTATGATAAAGAAGTTCTAGTAAAGTATACAAAAGAAGAACTAAACATCGCAAATTCTTTTGTAGATCATAGCCGTGATTTACTATTCACATACGCTGGATTACGTCAAGTCGTAGATAAATACTTGGTACAGGATCGTAGCAGTGGTGTTGTGTACGAAACACCACAGTTTATGTACATGATGATTGCGTTGACGATCTTCGCTGAGTATCCTAAAGAGACACGTCTAAACTACGTTCGTAGGTACTACAATGCGATCTCAAAGCACAGGCTCAACATTCCAACGCCCATTATGGCGGGAGTGCGAACACCACTCCGTCAATTTGCATCTTGTGTTCTCGTTGATGTTGATGACTCCCTCGATAGTATCTTTAGCAGCGATATGGCTATTGGCAGGTATGTCGCACAGAGGGCTGGTATCGGCATTAACGCTGGCAGAATCCGTGGCATCAACAGCAAAATCAGAGGCGGAGAGGTACAGCACACAGGTGTGGTCCCCTTCCTTAAAAAGTTTGAAGCAACTGTCCGATGCTGCACACAAAACGGCATCAGAGGTGGTTCTGCTACAGTTCACTTTCCTATCTGGCACCAAGAGATAGAAGATATTATTGTTCTTAAGAACAACAAAGGTACAGAAGATAATAGGGTTCGCAAACTTGACTACTCAATCCAGATTTCAAAACTTTTCTACGAACGTTTCATCCAAAATGGAGAGATTAGCCTCTTCTCACCGCATGACGTACCAGGTCTATATGACGCTTTTGGTACTGATAGGTTCGATGATCTATATGTTCGTTTTGAACGAGATGAGTCTATTCCAAGAAAAGTTATCGGAGCTCAAGAACTCATTCTGGACATCTTGAAAGAACGTGCAGAGACTGGTCGTTTGTACATCATGAACATCGATCATTGCAACTCTCACTCTTCCTTCAAAGACAAGATTAGTATGAGTAATCTTTGTCAGGAGATCACTCTACCAACTGAACCTCTACATCATATTGATGGAAGTGGAGAGATCGCTCTATGCATTCTTTCTGCTGTCAATGTTGGTAAGGTTCGTTCAGACAAAGAGTTGGAAGAACTATGTGACCTTGCTGTCCGTGGTCTAGAGGAACTGATTGATTACCAAGAGTATCCAATTAAAGCAGCAGAGGAAGCCACAAAAGCGCGTAGATCCCTTGGAGTTGGTTTTATTGGTCTTGCTCATTATCTCGCTAAACTGGGGTATAAATATGACTCACAGGAGGCATGGGATGCCGTTCATGGTCTATCAGAATCATTCCAATATTATCTACTGAAGTCATCAAATCAGGTGGCTAAAGAAAAAGGTGCTTGTGGTAACTTCTCTCGCACTAAGTATGCCGATGGAATTCTTCCAATCGATACATACAAGAGTGATGTGGATGATATCTCTTGTATCAAATATGAGCATGATTGGGAGAGTCTTAGACAGTCTATCTTGGAGCACGGATTGCGACACAGCACACTGTCCGCACAAATGCCTTCAGAGAGCAGCTCCGTTGTGTCAAATGCAACCAACGGAATCGAACCACCTAGAGACTATCTGTCCGTTAAAAAATCGAAGAAGGGGCCTCTTAAACAGATTGTTCCTCAATATAATGCACTAAAGAACAACTACACTCTGCTGTGGGATATGCCTTCTAATAAAGGTTATATCAATGTTGTGGCAGTGATGCAGAAGTTCTTTGATCAAGCAATTAGTGGAAATTGGTCTTACAATCCTGAGAATTATCCTGACAATGAAGTTCCAGTTTCTGTTATGGCTCAAGATCTTCTTTCCACTTATAAGTATGGTTGGAAAACGTCTTATTATCAGAACACTAATGACTTGAAATCTGATGAATTAAATGATAAAGTAGAAGAACTGGAATCATTAATTTCGCAACTAGAAGCAGCAGAGGAGGAAGACTGTGAGTCTTGTAAAATTTAAAAAAAATGTTCAGGAATCTAATAGTGTGAAATCATTCACAGTTTTTAATTCAGATCAAGTAGATACCAAGAAGCAACCCATGTTTTTTGGGAAGCCTCTTGGTGTTCAAAGATATGACAGTTATAAGTATCCAGTATTTGACAAACTGACCACTCAGCAGTTAGGATACTTCTGGCGTCCCGAGGAAGTATCTCTCCAAAAAGATAGGAGTGATTATCATCTGTTGCGCCCAGAACAGAAACATATCTTCACATCTAACCTGAAGTATCAGGTCATGTTAGATTCTGTTCAAGGCCGTGGTCCTGGTATGGCATTTGCCCCATATTGTTCTCTTCCTGAATTGGAAGCGTGTATGAAAGTATGGGAGTTTATGGAGATGATACATTCCCGTAGTTATACATACATTATTAAGAATGTCTACTCTAATCCATCTGACATCTTTGATACTATACTAGAGGACCCTAAGATTCTTGAGAGAGCCACCTCTGTCACAGAATCTTATGACGACTTCATCCAAGACGCTGCGATGTACGCATCAGGCAGCGAATGGCAACATGTCCTAGATGAAGTTCCCACCGCAAAGTACAACCTTTATGAACTCAAAAGAAAACTCTTCCGGGCAGTTGCCAACGTCAATATCTTGGAAGGAATTAGGTTCTATGTCTCCTTCGCGTGTTCGTTTGCATTTGGCGAACTTAAGCTCATGGAAGGATCGGCAAAGATCATTTCTCTTATTGCCAGGGACGAAAATCAACACTTGGTCATCACACAAAACATCCTGAATAAGTGGGCAGCAGGTGATGATCCTGAAATGGCAAAAATTGCCAAAGAGGAAGAGCAGTGGGTTTATGAAACTTTTAAAAAGGCGGTAGATCAGGAAAAACTTTGGGCAGAATATCTGTTCAAAGATGGTTCTATGATCGGATTGAATGACAAATTATTGCAACAGTATGTCGAGTGGATTGCTAACCGTAGAATGAAAGCAATTGGACTCAAGCCGATCTATGACATTTCTGCAAAGAATAACCCACTACCTTGGACAGAGCACTGGATCTCTTCTAAAGGTCTTCAAGTGGCACCCCAAGAAACAGAAGTTGAATCCTACGTTGTCGGAGGAATCAAGCAAGACGTTAAATCAGATACCTTTGCAAATTTCTCACTGTAAGGGAAAATGCAAATGCAATTGTCTTAAAACAGAAGACGTTTTAAACGTTTACAAAGAAGCAGCAAAATCTGATTCTTATCTGTTTGGAGATTACAATGGATATGATGCATACAAGGACCCTTAATGGGTCCTTTTTTATTATAAATACATAAAAAAGTTGTTAGAAAAATGCAGCCTTCTAGTCAGTTTCTTGAATTAATGAAAACCTACACACAGATGCAGGTCGTTGAGAATGAAGTATTTTCCTTCACTAAAAGTGAATATGCACAGTTAGGTATTATCGATACTCTCAGTGATGATGAACTTCAAGAAGTTATGGAGGAAATCCTCATTGATATGTCGGAAGAGCAAGACATCACCGAAATGGTTGATGCTCTCGATGCACTAACAATTACTGAGAGAGTTGACCCTAGAGAAACTCAGCGTCGTAGAGACCAGGCAAAAGACAGACTTGCAACTGGTGCTGCAATGAAGAAAGCATCAGCGTCTTCTTCTGATTCTGCTGGTCCTTCCAGAATGGATCGCATGAAGTCTGCTGCTAAGAAAGCAGGTAGTGCTATTAAGGCTGGTGCCAAGGCAGCAGGTAAGGGTGCTGTGAGAGCTGCAGGATATGTATCCGGTGTTGCTCAACGGGCAGGATCAAGTGCTAAATCTGAATTTGCAAAGGGTAGAGAGCGTGGTCTTAAAGGAAGCGGTGGTGGAGCCACTGTAACTTCCTCAGATGACAGACCTAGTTCTTCCTCTTCCTCTTCCTCTTCCTCGTCTTCCTCCTCCTCTTCCTCTGGAGAGACCTCTAAGGCAGGATCAACCCGTAAGGCAGTAGGCGGCGCTCTGAGAAGCGTAGGAAGACTCCTCAAGAAAGGACTCAAGAAAGGTATTGGTGGCGCTGCTAGAGCAGTCTCTAGAGGATCTGACAAACTCGCTAGGCGTATGGGAGAGGAGGCAATTGCTGAAGCAGATTGCATCAAGAAAGAAAAGAAAACTAAGCATAACTGTGCTAAGAAAGTTTGCTCCGAACAGTGGGGTGAAGGTGAGTGCATCTTTGGACAACACTCTGAGCCCGATGAGAACGGATTTGTCAGTCACTATGACATGCTATTCAGTCATGGTGTGGAGTTCAATGTTCCCATCTCTGAGGTAACTGTCGTTACTGAGGGATCTCATGGCGAAGAGTTCCATCACTACGCAGATAACGTAATTGATGAAGGTGAGATGACCGAAGATATCAGACGAATGATGAGAAATGTCACTGACGCTCTCCCCTGGAACCGTAACACCAAGTACACCACTCAAGGAAGACTTCGTAAGCCAGGTGAGAATGTTCACGGTCAACAGACTGGTAGAGGTTTGAATACATCAACCTCTGTCATGACCAAAGGTGGTACTGATAAGACTACTCCAAATCTTAGGAGACAACCTCCCCTTCAATCTAAAACAGTTCCTCCGAGAAAGCCATTAGTTCAACAGAACAATTCTTTTGAACCAGAGGGTGAGATGGTTGATGAGAATCGTCGTGCTGCCCGTGCTGCTGGTCGATACAAGGATGACTCTAAGAAGCAACCTGATCCTTCCAAGGCAGGATTCACTGGTGTCGGTAATATGAGCATCGATGCGATTAGAAAGATGTCTGCTCGTATTGAAAAGGAGAAAAAGACCAAGACTGAAGCAGTCATGGGTCAAGACTCTGAAATGAGAAGAGCAGCTGCCGCTGATAGAAAGCGTGATTCTGCAAAGGCAGACAAGAGACGAAAAGGAACCAAGCGTTCTGAAGGTGAAGGTAAGAACTATGCAGATTATCAACTGCATACATCTAAGTATGGAAAGAAAAATACTACCGAAGGTAGTAGTGAATTTGAAATGCTAATTAACTTCCTAATTTATGAAGGATATACTGATAATGTAGATGATGCATCCATCATGGTCAGCACCATGTCTGAGACATGGATTTCTGAGATTTTAGAACTCTGCTATATTGCAGAAGGTATGGAAGAGTACCTAGTTGTAATGGGAGAAGCAGAAACTCGCGAAGAAGCTATCGAACTTCTTGGTGAAATGGATAGTGAAGCCCTTGATATTCTTGCAGATCAAGTAATAGATATTATGGATCGTCCAGAACTAGATGAAAAAGAGAAAGGACTTGACGGCAAAGCTTGCTGGAAAGGTTACAGACTTGCTGGCACCAAGAAGAAAGGTGGCAAAACAGTTGACAACTGTGTAAAGGCAGGTTTTGAATCAGAAGATGATATGATTGAAGTTGTTGGTGGAAAACCTGGAGATGGATACATTGGTCATCCTAATCTAAACATTAAGAACCCTTTTGCTAAAAAGCAAATAAAAAAACCAACTGGAAACAAAGGACTGGCTGGAAGACTTGGTGACAGAAAAATGATGTTGGATAGAATAAGCGGGATGGAATCTTATGATCAAGAAGGTGATGATATGATTGAATTTGTTGCAGGAGAGTTGGATAAATCTAACAGAGATCCCAACAAATACAAAAAGGGCCTTCGATCCCCAGGTTCAGCATCTGCAGTAGGATCATTTGATCCGTCTAATAGAGATCTCAACAAATACAAAAAGGGCCTTCGATCCCCAGGTTCAGCATCTGCTGTTATGAGAAACTCTTATGAACCAGAAGGTGAGGTGGCCGAAGAAGCATCAGATCGTGCAAGAGATCGTCGTCAGGAACGTGGTGGTGTTGATGGTAATGTAGATTATCGTCGTGCTCCTAAGAGCAATACCAAAAAGTTTGGTAGCGGTAAGACCATGGCTCAAAAGGAGATGGAGAAAAAGTATGGTAAGGGTGCTTCTGCAATGGATGTTGTAAGATCACAAATTCAGGCGAAGTATGGGAAAGGTTCCATCAAGTGAATAAGTAACAGCGGGGCTTGACTGCCCCGCTTTTTTTATGTAGAATCTGGCTTGTCAAGGATCGAGAGGGGGCTATGAACAAAGCTAAGCTTAAAGTGCTTGTAATGGCACTCAAAGAAATTATTGAAGAGCTTGAGTCTGAAATCTATTCAGATCCAGAATCGTATACGACTCCTGACAGATTTAATCCATCTGTCATGGCAGACTATGATGAAGTTTTTGATGATGATGACGGATATCCTGACTAGATAACTTAGTATTGTACTTATTATGTGGCAGAAACTAAAGAGTATCCAAATCCCTGGCAATATATGGGCACCGATTTTGACGGGAGCCTTATTGGGGACAACTATGGTTTTGTTTACAAAATTACCTGTAGCACCACCAACCGTGCGTACATCGGAAGAAAGTATTTCTGGCAAAAACGAAAGCCTAGAAATAGTTCTAAGACTGGAAAACGGAGAAGAGTTACGTCTGAAAGCAACTGGCGCAACTACTATGGAAGTTCTGATGAACTTAAGGCAGATGTTGCAAAGTACGGACGAAACGTTTTTACTAGAGAGATCCTTTCACTCCACACAACTCCCGGCCGTGTGAACTATGAAGAGACTCGTCAGTTGTTCATAAATAACGTACTGACCGAGGCTCTTGACGATGGAACGCCAGCGTACTATAATAGCAACGTTCTCGGCAGGTACTACCGCAAAGATTATTTTCATGATTGTTCCAACTCTAATTGCTAGCGCAACTTTATTAACATCTAATTCCTTTTTATTCCAACCAAATCCTACACCATCACCATCAGTTCATCCTATTGCAGTTGAACCATACAAGGCAACATGGAAGTGTCCAGGATGTACTCCAAATGAGAAGTATGTTCTTGAACAACTTCAAGAAAAAACAAGAATTACAGATCGTAATGCCCTTGCTACCATTTTGGGAAACATTAAGTCCGAAAGTAACTTTATCCCCAATATCTGCGAAGGTGGTGCTAGGGTAAATTATAACCAGTGTCATGTTGGTGGCTATGGTCTTATTCAGTGGACTTCCATTGGTCGTTATAAAAATCTTGGTAAGTTTGCTGTGAAGTATGGTTATGATCCTTCTAGTCTTGAAGGTCAGACTGCATATATGATTAACGAAGATGTCTTCCAACGTTATCTCCCTGAGTTTGAGGGTTCTGGTAAGACAGTAAGTCAGTACATGGTTCCAGCATATTACTGGTTGGGATGGGGTATTAAAGGATATCGTCAACAGTATGCATATGATTACACCAAAAAACTTATTTTATCCTGAAGTTTTTAAATTATCTGCAGATCTAAATTGGTCAACTACTTATACTGGGATTTCAAATGTTACTGTAATTGATAATTTTTACGAAAATATTGATGCAGTAAATAAAGAAATATCTAAATTACCAATTGTAAAAACATCAACAGATCCTAGATATTTTGACGGCCGTAAATCTTGGATTATGAATATGGCAGGCACATACTTACCATATGTTCCAATGAAAGGAGTCAAAAGTGAAGAGTATACTATCGTTAACTTAGTATGCGAAATTTGTCAGACACATCCCAGTACATTTGACTATAACTTAACAAAAGAAGTTCTTGTAAATTGTTTTTCTTTTGGTGATCAGTTTGATAACTCTAAATATTACAAACCTCATACTGATACTCACAGTCCTGGAGGAGTGGCTATTGTAGTTTTTTTGAATAAAGAGTACAATGAAGGAGAAGGTTTTAATTTGTACAATTTTGATACTGAAGATTTATCAGTAAATTATTTTGTACAAGGAAAATCAAATCGAGCAGTTCTTTCTTCTTGCGATTGGCTGCATGGACAACATACTCCTACAGACCAATTTAAAAATGAAATGAGATACACTCAAGTGATCTTTTTTCCTTCAAATTAAATGGAATCTTATAAAGAAAACGGACTTGACGTTACTCCAGTCAATGTGCTAAGATTGATAAGTGAACTTGAAGGATCATACCAACTCCTCAAGTACATGGGTTTCAAAAAAGACATGGAAACTCTTGACGAAATGAAGAAGAGGTACTATACTATGTACTTCAGACTCAAAAAAGAAACCAAGGCTCAGTAGCTCAGTTGGATAGAGCAACTGCCTTCTAAGCAGTCGGTCGCAGGTTCGAGTCCTGCCTGAGTCGCCTCGCCATTCTAGCTCAGTTGGTAGAGCAGGGCTTTTGTAAAGCTCAGGTCGCAGGTTCAAGTCCTGTGAATGGCTTTCCACCTTGAACAAGTGGAACTTCGTTTTTAAGCGAGATTAGTTCAGTGGTAGAACGTCAGCCTTCCAAGCTGAATGTCACCGGTTCGAGTCCGGTATCTCGCTCTATATACTATAGACTATTCTAAGCTATGAAAATCTTTCTTGACACTGCTGACACAGAACTCATTCGCAATTATTTTGAGACTGGACTAGTTGATGGTGTTACAACTAATCCATCACTGATGATGAAGACGGGATTTGATCCTGAAGAGGTTTATCAAGAGATCAAAGACATTGGTGTGCAAGACATCAGTATGGAAGTCATGGGTGATGCTCAGACTATGTTGACTGAAGCACTCCGATTGGTTGATAAGTTTGGTAGTGTAAGTACAATCAAACTTCCTATGACCCGTGATGGTCTATTGGTCTGTAAGGAACTCTCTAAGGAGAAGATCCGTACCAACGTCACATTGATCTTCTGTGCTGCTCAGGCAGTCCTAGCAGCAAAGGCAGGGGCAACCTATGTCTCACCTTTTGTAGGACGACTGGACGATCAATCAGTGGCAGGCCTGGAGGTTGTACGATCTATTTCCGAACTGTACCGTGTCCACGGTGTGAAAACTAAGGTTCTTGCTGCTTCAATCCGTAGTGTTCAACGTGCAATTCGTTCTTGGTACAACGGAGCTGAGATCTGTACAATGCCACCTAAAGTATTTGAAGGAATGTATGATCACATTCTGACTGATGCTGGTCTTGATATCTTTGATCGTGATGCTGCTAAAATTGTAAAAAATAATGGCTAATATTTTTGGAACAAACATTTACCAAAAAAATATAGGTGTTGATGAGAGTGTTGTAACTAAAGCAAAAAGACTCTATAGAACCAACCATATTGATATACCAAATGGTTGGCGAACTAATAATTGCTACACTACTTTTTCAGATATTTCAAAAACATATAATACACTTGCTAAAAATTCTATTAGCAAGTATGAAGAAGAAATTTTTAATATAACTGATCTATATACTCAGATAAATCATATATGGTTAAACTGTTATGGAAATGGTGAATTTCAAGAAATTCACAATCACATAAGCATAGGAACTGGAGAATTAGAAAATCATTTTTCTTGCATTCATTTTGTAAACTTTGACAGAGATAAACATAAACCAGTTGTTTTCTTTGATCCTATAGAAAAATTGAGAGCTCTAACATACCATACAGAACCAACAACGTATACACCAAAAATTTCTGAAGGAGATTTATTAATTTTTCCAAGTTACTTAGATCATTTTGTTCCAGCAAGTGATCTTACTCCAGATAATCCTAGAATTACTATTTCTTTTAATGTTAAAGTCGTTTAAAAATGTTATCCGCCAGATGCAAAATTTGTAATGTAGAGTTATACAGCTCATCAAAATCTCAATGTTGTGGATGTGAGAATCAAATGTCCATTATTGATGATAAAATTTCTGCCAATGATCTCAGTGAAGTTGTATTAACCAATTCTGAAAAGAATCTAAAGAAAGGTGGCATGTTATCAAATGCTGACCTAGAATACCAAGAGAACCGACGCAAAAGAAAGGTTCGTAAACTCGATTTTGAAACCCGATGATTAACTTGGATGAACGCTACCACTCTTACCTAAACGGCTCAAAAACCTTTAATATCAATGGATTACAGGAGATTGTTAGAGGTTATGGATGGTGGTGTGATGGTTCAAACATAAAAGGGTATTATGTTGTCACAGAAAACTACAAACTGTACTATAATATGAAAGAAAATTTATCCCACATGGAACTTGTTAAATAGCCACTATGACTCTTTTCTATGTCATTGTTATTTTACTAGCATTCTGTGTTTCTTATGCAGGGTGGGAAAATACTATGCGTTTGGTAGCGTATCTTGATATTCAAGTGCGCTATTTTTTTGTCAAAATTAGAATGTGGTTTTTGAAAAGAAAACTTGAAAAACAAATGAAACGCGACTTTGATGACCTTCTATCACGGAAAAAAGACTAATGGAATCAGACAAAGAAATTTCTGATCTTAAACTCACCAGGGCAGAGTGTCCTAAGTGTGCGGCTGTCTGGATTAACGGACAGCACTACTGGTCTGGAACAGGAAATAAAGGAAATGAATCAGATCTTGCCGGCCTTGTTTGCAATAAACTTGGAGATGATACCTGCATCAATCCTATGCGTGGAAGCGATGGGGGTGATACATGGGCTAAACGTTTAGGAGATCTTGAGTCTGGATTTAATACAATGCAAGAACGAATGGAAGATCAACGCGAGCGTTTCAAAGAAGAATATGGAGAAGATGCCTGATATATACTAGCAGCTGCTTGACACCACAGTTCAGCAGTGCTATACTACTAGGGTAATCAATCAAAGCAATGTCTCTCACTGAACGTTTTAAGGAAAAAGATCTTGGAGTAATCCAAGCGGCCTTCAATGGAGATTTTTTATTGGATGTTAAAAATCCAAAACTCTATAAAAAATTAGTTCGTTATGTGCAAAATGAATACGGTGCTTCTTTAGATGGAGAACCGTGGGCAGATTATGAAATTATTATGAATACTCTCTCTGTAGAACTTGAACCAATGAGTAAATGAATATTCTTCTTGAACGTTTTCCTTATCGTTATGTTGAAGTGGGGACTCTAGAAAACGGGTCCCCCGATTGTAGGATCCAAAAGATTGATTCCTACACAGGTAGATACAAAGACATGTATCTATGCGATAACCAAATGCAGCTACTCACTGCTATGGAAGATCATGATTACACTTGCTGGTTAGATCCAGATGGCGTGCCTGCATACAGAAAAGATCGTGTAACCGCTTGACAACAAGCGGTTTTTTTTGTATGATACATAGAAAGGAATTAAAATTATTCAATGTCTGAATACAAGAAGACAGCACTAGTTCTAGGTGCTGGTGGATTTATCGGTAGCCATATGGTAAAGAGACTTCGTGCCGAAGGATACTGGGTGCGTGGTGTAGATCTTAAGCGTCCTGAGTTTTCTGAAACCGAGGCAAACGAATTTATTCAGGGTGATTTGCGTGATGTAGATTTTGTTCGTCGTTGCATTCGTTTCTCTGGATATCTTGGAAACTTCTATCAGCAGATTGCTGAGAAGTTTATGCAACCATTTGATGAAATCTATCAGTTTGCGGCTGATATGGGTGGTGCAGGTTTTGTTTTTACTGGTGAGAATGATGCAGACATCATGCACAACTCCGTCACCATCAACTTGAATGTTCTTGATGAGCAGCGTAAGTTTAATGAGACAGTAGGAAACAGAACTAAAATTTTCTATTCTGGATCTGCTTGCATGTATCCAGAGCATAATCAACTCGATCCTGATAACCCAGATTGCCGTGAAGAATCCGCATATCCAGCTGACCCAGATAGTGAATATGGATGGGAGAAACTCTTTTCTGAGCGTCTCTACTTTGCCTACAATCGCAACTACGGTATTCCTGTTAGGGTTGCTCGCTACCACAACATCTTTGGTCCTGAAGGAACCTGGGACGGTGGAAGAGAGAAGGCACCAGCTGCAATCTGCCGTAAAGTCTCTTACCTCCCAGAGACAGGTGGAGCTGTCGAGGTGTGGGGAGATGGCTTACAGACTCGTTCCTTCCTGTACATTGACGAATGCATTGAAGCAACTCGAAGACTGATGGACAGTGACTTTATGGGTCCTGTGAACATTGGTTCTGAGGAGATGGTCACTATCAATCAACTTGTAGATATTGCTTCTAAAGTATCTGGTAAGGTAGTTCAAAAATTATACAAATTGAATGCACCAACTGGTGTGCGTGGACGTAACTCAAACAATGATCTTATTCGTGAGAAACTTGGATGGGATTATCAACAAACTCTTGAAGAAGGTATTCGCAAAACATACGAATGGATTCACAATCAAACCAAGTTAAACTGAGGAATACTTTTAATGACACTTTCCAAATTTATTGATAAAAAACCTATTAAAAATGTTTTGCATATCGGAGCTTATAATGGTGGAGAAGCACCCGCATATAATTCTTGGGGATTTGAAAAGGTAGTTTGGATAGAAGCTGATCCAGAAATTTATAAAGAACTAGTTAATAATATTAGCAACGGAGAATATTCTTTTGAAAGTATTCTTTTTAATGAACTAGTTACAGATAAAGATGATGAAGACACAGATTTTCATCGCTATCATTATCAAGATAATAGAGGTATGTCTTCTATATTGAAAAAAATTTCAGGTAGTGCAGGTAGAGAAAGTGCAGAATATAATGAAAAAACTTATTATAAAGGAACTATAGAATTAAAAAGTGTTACTGTAGATACTTTGTTTGAAAGAGATAATTTGGATTTTGATATCGACTTTATCAATATAGATACTCAAGGTTCGGAATTATTAATTCTATCTGGAGCAAAAAAAATCTTAGAAAAAGTAAAATACATCAATGCTGAAGCCACTTTTTCTGTACATGATTATGAGAATGGAGTTTATTTTGATGATCTGTATGATTATCTAAAACAATTTGGATTTGTTCATGTAGGAAATCCAGCTGTCAGTGGAGATGGTAGTTGGGGAGATGCATTTTTTGAAAAAATAGAAACATCAAATGGGTAAAAGTATGAAACAGTTTAAATTAATTGATGACACTTTCAGTTATACTGGGACATGTGATCTTGGAACTCAAAATGGATATCTAGCTTTAAATAGATTTCCGAAGCATGTTGAGTGGGTTCATGAGGGATGGAAACAGTTTCAGAAAACTTTCAATAATCTAGAAAGTACAGATGAGACCTTCTACACTGAGCAACTTATTAGATTGGGTCTTCGTGATAATGTAAGTGCAAAGAAATATGCTTGGTTAATTGAACCTCGGTGGTATAATCCAATGGCTGCTGAGATTAAAAGTAATCCACAGCCATACATCGAAGCATATGATGCAATTTTCACACATGACAAAGAACTCCTTGACTTAGATCCAAAATTCAAATTTGTATTTGGTCAAGGAAGTATTATAGAAGAGACTGGTATCTTTGAAAAATCAAAATTAGTTTCTTGTTGTGTTTCTGGATTGGAAATGAGTGATGGACATAAGTTCCGTCTAGGTATTGCTCAGCAACTAGCTGATACAGGTCAAGTTGATATGTATGGAAAAGCATTTGACTATATTCCACGAAAGTTAGATGCATTAAAGGACTATATGTTCTCCTTTGCTATGGAAAACTCTAGGTATGAATCATATTTTACTGAAAAACTTCATGACTGTCTTCTAACTGGAACTATTCCCATCTATCTTGGTGCTCCTGACATCGGCAATTATTATAATATTGATGGTATAATTGTGATGCAAGAAGATGAAAATGGATTAATGTTTGACTCTGAAGTTCTTACTGAAGAGTATTATTATGATCATCTTGATGCAGTCAAAGACAATTATGAGCGTGTTCTTCACACTCAAACCGCAGAAGATTTCATTTATTTAAATTATTTCCAATGAATAGAATCGAAAAATACTGGGAGTTAGAAACCAGCATCGTTACTTGGATCCAAAAATACACTATAGACAACAATATAAAGTCTTTAGTTGTTGGAATTTCTGGTGGAATTGACTCTGCTGTAGTCTCTACTCTTTGTGCAGAAACTGGACTTCCAACTTATGTTTTGGGTATGCCAATTTGTCAAGCAACGCATCAAGATCATCTTTCAGATACTCATGCGATGTATTTGATGGATAATTATGATAATGTTACTTGGCTAAAGTTTTATCTTGATGATACTTTTAAAGAATTCAAAGAATCAATGAGAGACTTTGGAACAAATACACATGCTCTTGCAAACACAAGATCAAGATTGCGTATGATGACACTTTATCAAGTTGCTGGATCTGTAGATGGTATTGTTGTTGGTACTGGAAACAAAGTTGAAGACTATGGTGTAGGATTTTACACTAAGTATGGTGATGGTGGAGTTGATATTGCTCCCATTGCTGATCTATACAAGACTGAGGTATGGGAACTTGGTAAACATCTTGGAATAAACGAAGATATTATTAATGCTTCTCCTACTGATGGATTGTGGGATGATGGAAGAACAGATGAAGATCAACTCGGAGCTACTTACGAACAAATTGAAGATGCCATGGAAAATGGCACTGAAGGCCCTGGAATGAGAACACTTGAGAAGTTTCGGGCACTTAATGCACATAAAATGTCCCCTATCCCCACATTCAAACTATGACTGCAACGATTGAAGATGTAAAAAAGTTCTGGAATGATCGTCCTTGTAACGTCAGGCACTCCAGTAAAGAAGTAGGAACAAAAGAATACTTTAATGAAGTTACTGCTAAGAAGTTCTTCGTAGAACCACATATTATTGATTTCACTGATTTTTTATCATGGAAATCTAAAAAGGTTCTTGAAGTTGGATGTGGTCTTGCTACTGCTGGTTTTGAGTTTGCAATGGGTGGTGCAGATTATACTGGAGTTGAACTGTCAAAGGAAAGTTTAGATCTGGCCAAAAAACGATTTGATCTTTATAATCAATCGGGAAAATTTTATTGTGGCAACGCAGAAGAACTTAGTACATTTGTTCCTGTAGAAACATACGATCTAATCTATTCTTTTGGTGTGATTCACCACAGTCCATATCCAGAGAAAATTCTTTCTGAAATTAAAAAGTATATGAATGAGAATAGTGTTCTCAAGATCATGCTTTATGCAAAGGACTCTTGGAAAAATTATATGATCGAGGCAGGACTAGATCAACCAGAGGCTCAATATGGTTGTCCAATTGCTAATACATATACTAAAGAAGATGTGGTAGAATTACTTGATGGGTATGAAGTCCTCTCTATTGATCAGGATCATATCTTCCCATATCAGATAGAGTCATACAAAAAAGGTGGGTATGTTAAGCAACCATGGTTTGCCGAAATGTCACCAGAAATGTTTAGGACTCTTGAAAAAAATCTAGGTTGGCATTTACTTATTACTGCTAAATTAAAATGAAAATAATTGATGATCCATGGCCTCATGGTTTTACAGATAATTTAGTTGATATAGAATATGCCACTCAAATGAAAGATGAGTTTCCTTCTTGGGACTCTGAAGTTTGGAATTCAAGTGGTGAACTTTATGTCAATGAATATACCAATAAGAAAATGTTGACTGATACGGCTGTCATGCCAAAGTCTATTTCTAATTTTATTGATTACTTACAAAGTGATGAGTTTGTATCAAAAATAGAAAGCATTACAGGTATTAATAAATTATACACGGATCAAAATCTTTACGGTGGTGGATTATTCATGCATCCACCAGGTAGTTTCTTGACAAAACATATTGACTTCAACTATAATAATGACTTAGGAATGTATCGCGCTGTCAATTTACTTTACTATCTCAATGATGACTGTGAGGGTGGAAATTTTGATATGTACAACACTAATTTAGAACTAAAGAAGTCTATTCCACCCAATCTGAACAGTTGTATTCTTTTTCTTACAAATAATAATACATATCATGGTGTGAGTGAAGTGACATCGGGGTATAGAAAAAATATTTCTCTTTGGTATTATACAAAAGAGCCCACTAAAAATTTATCAGTTGAACCACACAGAACACTTTGGGTAAAATAAAATGAAAATTGGAATTCTTGGTGCTGGTAGACTAGGACTCTGCTTTGCTCTTTTGCTCGACCGTGTTGGTTACGAAGTCGTTGCTTCTGATATTCGTAGTGACTATGTTTCAAATTTACGCCAAGGTGTAATTGAGACTCAGGAACCATATGTCGAAGAAATGCTTCTGGATGCAACAAGCCCCCGCCAGTTCCGGCCATCAATTAAGTTTGAAACCAATAACATTGATGTTATTATGCAGTGTGATTTGTTATTCACATTTGTTGCAACTCCATCTCTACCCGATGGCAGTTATGATGTGAGTTGTATTCGTCAAATCATTAAAGACATTAAAAAATGTAAGTCACATGCCTTTGGCAAGAGTTTAGTAGTAGGATGTACCACAAATCCTGGAGACTGTCAAGATTTCCAAAACCATCTAACACCATATGGCGTTAGTGTTTATTATAATCCTGAGTTCATTGCACAAGGATCTATTGTTAGTGATCTTAAGAATGCGGACATGGTTCTGATTGGTGGAGAGGGTAATCATCTAGATCGTATTAAAAAGATCTATCATGATATCCAAGATATTAAACCATCTATTCATACGATGAGTACGAAAGCAGCAGAATTAGTTAAGTTAGCTGTTAATTGTTTCCTCACCACAAAGATTTCCTATGCCAACATGATTGGTCAGGTCATGGAAAAGAGTGGCATGGAAGATGAAATTGATGATGTCTTGAATGCAATTGGTTCGGACAGTAGAGTTGGTAAAAAATATCTTAGTTATGGATTTGGTTTCGGTGGTCCATGTCTTCCAAGAGACAATAGAGCATTCGCTGCAACTGCAAAGAAGTTGGGACTTAAGTATAACTTAGGAGAAGTCATTGACCAGTTTAACAATGAACATCATGAGTATCTCTTAGAGTGGTGCGTCACTCATAATTACGATTCTCTCCCATTTGTTTTTGATTCTATTGCATACAAGGCAGGCACAGATATCCTTACAGAAAGCCAATCATATCGTCTTTGTTTGGAACTTTTAGATATGGGATACGATGTGTATGTTATTGATGACTCTGTAAAAGATCGGTGTGATGGACGAATCAATTGGGGAGAACCTGATCCAAGAGTTGCAGTATTTTCTATAATGCTATGAAGTTAAGAGAAAAATTTTGTATTGATCAACCAGGATCTCTAGGTGACATTCTTTTTTCTGTAAAGATTGCACATGAACTCTCAAAAATTGGAGAAGTTTATTGGAGAATCGCACCCACATTTTGGCAAAGTGGAGTGTCAAGAATAGAGTTTCCAGACAATGTTCATGTTGGTCCAGAGTTTCCACAGCATATCAGTGGAGCAACCAATCTAAAATTGACAGATCTTACTAGTCGTCATGATCCAAATATCATGATCGAAAAATATAGAGTTGCTGGTGTTGAGTGGGAAGATTGGGCTAGTTATCTTAAGTATAAAAGAAATCCTCAAAGAGAAAAAGAACTTCAAGAGTTCTTAGGTATTGAGGATGGTGATAGGTACATTGTTTACAATGAATACTATGGTTCACATCAGATATATAAAGGTGTGAAGCAAGGACTGCCTGAAAATTATCAAGGCAAACTTGTAGAACTACAAATTTTCAACGAAGCTACAATTTTTGATTGGTGTGCTATACTTGAAAATGCAGAGGAGATTCATACTGTAGATACTTCCATTCAGTATGTAATTGAAACATTGGATCTACCAAATACAAAACTTGTAGTTCACCCAAGACATTACAAGACCACTCCATGTGTTTCTAAACTGTTTAAGAAACCATGGCAATGGATGGAGGTAGATAGAGATACTTGGAGACAACTAGCACCTGATGAGGCAGAATGATTGAAACCATTGAATACAAAAGGCATTACTATCCCAAATTTCAAACTGAAGGTAATGCATCTCAATTTGCTATTCCTTTTGCAAAACACGTCTGCAAAGGATATGGGTATGACATTGGGTGCATGAAAAAAGAATGGGCCTTTCCCAATGCAGTTCCTATTGATTTGTCATTTGATAATGAATGGGAAGCAAACAATCTCCCACCAAATGTTCAACCAGATTATATCTTTTCTAGTCATTGTCTAGAACATGTTCCAGACTGGGTAGAAACGATGGACTATTGGTATGAGACACTTCGGCATGGTGGAACTCTATTCTTGTATCTACCAGATTTTAGTCAGGTTTACTGGAGGCCATGGAACAATAGAAAGCACAAACATATTTTCACTCCAGAGATCATTGAGTCTTATATGTTTGATAAGGGATACAAAAATATATTTGTCTCTGGAGTAGATCTAAACAACGCATTTATGGCAATGGGAGAAAAATGAATTTAACATCGTATTCACAATCGGCACAAGATTTATTTGTTTTAGCTGTTCTTGATCGAAAAGAGAAAGGAAAGTATTGGGAGATTGGATCCTCTTTTCCTGCAGAAAATAATAATACTTATCTTCTAGAATCAAAGTTTGGGTGGAAGGGTGTTTCTTATGAGATTGATGAAGAAAGAAATGATGAGTTTAGAAAAGTGAGAAGTAATCCTGTTGTTGGTGGAGATGCCACTACTCAGGATTTTACTGCTGTGTCAAAACAGTATAAACTTGGAACCGTCATTGATTATCTTCAAGTCGATGTTGATCCATATTGGAACACTTTAAAGTGTTTAAAGAATATTGATTTTGATAGGTATAAATTTGCAACAATCACATATGAACATGACCAGTGGTGTGGTGGTGATGCTGCAAGAAAAGAATCTAGAGAAATTATTCAAGGCCATGGATATACCCTTGTTGTATCTGATCTTTGTGATGGTAATTTATCATATGAAGACTGGTATGTAAGAGAAGATCTGATGCCTTCTGATACATGGAAACAGTTTGTTAGAAGCAATGTTCCTGCACAAAGACTTAGGCAAGAATTAATTGAGCATCTTTCTCAGTTCGGTTATCAATTTAATTGGTGGTATGACTCATGAAATACAATTCACAGGCAAGAGAAAATCAAGACAGATTTGTACTAGCAGTTCTTGACAGTAAACAAAACGGAACTTACGTTGAGGTTGGTGGATACCTTCCGATTGAGTGGAGCAATACATTCATGCTCGAAAGAGAGTTTGGCTGGACTGGTATTAGTCTGGAACTCTTTGAGAGATTTAGTTCTCAGTGGAATGGAATTCGCTCTAACGCTTGTATTACATGTGATGCAACTAAGGTAGATCTGAATGAATTGATTGAAGATAATAACCTTCCCACTGTAGTTGATTTCCTTCAGTTGGATATTGATCCAGCGTCCTCTACCTTTAAGGTTCTTGAGAATATTGATTTTGATAGGCACTCTTTCCGTGTTATTACGTTTGAGCACGATGTTTATCGTGGTGAAGATACTATTGAGATTAGAGAAAAATCCAGAGAGATTTTGCAGAGCCATGGATACACTCTTCTAATTCCAGATGTAAGTCATGATGATCTTAAGTTTGAGGATTGGTATATTAAAGAAGATTTGATGCCATCCGATACTTGGAAAAGATTTATTGGCATTGATCCAACACTAAACACGGCATCTATGACAGCGGAAACTAGAAACTTGTTTGAAGAGTTGCTATGAAGGATGCTCTAATTTTTCTTCCAGGTGGATTGGGAGATATTTTGTTTATGCAAAAATTGGCTCACTTATTCATGGAAGATGGGTACAAGGTGACTTGGCCTATTTTTCATGAATTTTCTTGGTTGCAAGAATATATCCCAAATATAAACTGGGTTGTATTGGAAAATTGGGATATTGGCAAACCTCTTCCAGATGTAGATTTTGTTGGTAAAGAATACTACAGCAATACTACTCCTATTTTTGAGGAAAATAATTTTCTATATTACAATGGTCATGGCAATCTTGAATATGGGCCAGAAATGCAACGTAAGTATAATGTTGTTGAGGCAGATTGGAGAGATTGGAGAGATTATCTAAAATTTAATAGGAATATTGAAAAAGAAAACGAACTTTACTATGATGTTCTAGGTTTAAAAGATGGTGAGGAATACATCTATTGCAATAGACACTGGCAAACTAGGCCTACTAAAGAAGTGTATAGAGGTATCCCAGAGTTTACTTCCATCAAAGTAATAGATCATGATATAATTGAGGGGTTCTCTCTATTTGATTGGTGTAAGGTTCTAATCAATGCAAAAGAAATCTATATGATTGAAACATCTATCAATTATATTCTTGAGAGTCCAGAGATGTTTGATAGTGTTAAAGAAAAACCTTTACATCTTTGGCATAGATCTGGCGATTGGAGCGTTGTCAAACCACTACACAAACTACCTTGGATTTATCACTAATGAAAACAGTATTTGTAAACGGATGCTTCGACATTTTACATCCTGGTCATATTAAAATGTTTGAGAACGCTAGAAATTTGGGAGATAGATTAATTGTTGCTATTGATTCTGATAGAAAAATAAAAGAAATGAAGGGATCTAAAAGGCCAATAAATCCCGTTTTCAATCGCAAAATTATTTTGGAATCAATTAGATACATAGATGAAGTTATCGTTTTTGATACTAAAGAAGAGTTGCAAGCTCTTGTAAAAAAAATTAAACCTGATATAATGATGGTTGGTTCCGATTGGAAAGGTAAAGAGGTAGTGGGATCTGATTATGCAAAAGAAGTTAAGTTTTTCGACAGAATCGGAAACTATTCAACCACAGAAATCATTAAAAGTATTACTGATAGGTGAGTCTTGTATTGATGAGTACAGATACGGAGATGTCAACAGGTTAAGTCCTGAGGCCCCTGTTCCTGTATTCGATTTTTCCGAGACAAAAGAATTTCCTGGAATGGCAGCCAATGTCAAACAAAATTTGGAGTCATTTGGTATTGAAGTAGATTTCATTACAAATAATCCCAAGCAACTTACGAAAAGAAGATTTGTAGATAAAAAATCTCGCCAACAAATCATGAGAGAGGACGTTGGAAAAACTGTCAATCCCATGCCAATGGTTTTAAATTTGGAGTATGATGCAGTTATTTTTTCTGATTATGACAAGGGATTAATTCCTTGGACTACAGCCAAAGAACTTTGTAAGGATATCAGAGGATTCAATCACACTATTCCTATTTTTGTAGATTCAAAAAAATTAGATCTGTCGTGTTATAGTGGATCTATAATTAAAATTAATCAATATGAGGCAGAACAATCACTTTGTTTTGACAGTGAGTCTGAATTAATTATTACTAAAGGATCTGAAGGAGCTGAATGGAATGGAATTCAATTTCCAGCACCGAGGGTTGATGTGTATGATGTTAGTGGTGCAGGAGATGTTTTTCTTGCCACCTTAGCATTCTTTTGTAGAAAAAAGAAAGATTTGCCATTGGCAATTGAAAGGGCAGTTCATCTTGCTACTAAATCAGTTATGCATTCAGGTACATATAAAATTACACAAAAAGACATTGGAGAATTAAAATGAGCCACGATCACCATGACCATGATCATCATGACCACAATCACGATGATGAGTTTATATCTAGACAAACATTTATAGGTTTTATTGTAATCTATGCAGATAAAAATATCTCACAAACTATTAAAAGTTTTGTCGAATTTTGGACAGCTTGGAATGTTGTAGTCGTAGGAGACAAGACAACGTATCATGAATTGTTTTATGAATTGGAAGATCAAATTTCTAAGTTACCAAGTTTAGGTGCAAACAGATTTAAATATCTTTCTCCAGATGAACAAGAGGAAAGATATAAAGAGCTATCTGATTCTATTGGATGGAATACTATTCATCGTAGAAACATTGGTTACGTCTATTCCTATGAGATGGGTGCCCATGCTATAGCATCTGTCAGAAATGGATTTGTTCCATATGGTCTTTGGGGGGAAGACTTATATACTAATACAGGTCAAGAAGGTGGATCTGTTCGTCCAGGTGCGTCTCTATGGGAATCTTCTACGGAGGTATTTGATCCATATTCTACAACTAATCAGAGTCACCTTTGGCATAGGGGATTTCCAATCCAACAAGTAAAGCATAAAAATAATCCACAATATTGTGGAATTGAAAGAGTTACTCCAAAGATTCAATACAGTCTTTCAGATGGTGCAGCAGATTTAGATTCTATTTGTAGAGTTTTAAATGGACAAGAATCTGTGATGTTTGATTTGGATAATAGAAATAACATTTTTAGATCCCACAATATGGGGCCAATTACTGGAGATAATACCATTATTGACAGGGAAGCAATAGGACATTTTACATCTCTTCCTTATGTTGGTAGGGTTGGTGATGTTTGGGGAGGATATGTGGCTCAACTATACCATCATGATTGTGTAGTATATCAGTATCCTACAGGATACATGCCAAACCGCCAGAGTCAATTATCTTCCGATCTATCTGAAGACTATATCGGATATACTCATACTCAGAATTTTGTGAGCAACATTCAAAGTTGGAAGTCATATGTTCCTGAAGAAACCCTTAGGTTCTGGGAAGCTTATAGGA